TTTGCATACCCTTTCCTTTCTTGGTGCCTCTTTTAAATTCAAAGATGATCGTTGGTTGCCTTGTTACGACGTGGTTCGACTAGCAACAACGATGGTTTACGAGCAGAAAGAACTCTCGTTAGCCCAGCATCTTGGAAAAGCATTTACGTTAATGGTTATGTCGTATCCGACAGAACATTTTCAGGTCTTCTATACCGCGTATGCTTCTCTAGTTAACAGTGATATTGTTAAGAATAACTTAGATGACCCAACGATTAAGTCGTACGCCTTTGTTGGCGCACCGGAAATCAGCTCTATAGTTGGTTTTTATACTGGATCGGAGGCGAGTAGTTTAGATGATCTGATGTTAGATTTTTCATCGGATCACCTATTTGCTTTCTAAGAAGTTCGAGAAGAGGGTTAATCTTCCCTTAAATGTCAACATCTTATTCGGGTGTGCCCATTAAACAGCACTGTTTAAAAGATGTCTAAATTGACTAAAAAAGAGAAACAAGTCCTGCTTCAGAAGATGTCAGGCATGCCTGCTGCTGCTCCTAAGAAAAGAGCGCGGAGAGCTAGAAAAGCTCGTGTGGCAAGAAATCCAGTTCAAAGAGCTGGTCCTCCTGGTCCTAGAAGATCTAGAGGTAAAAGAGGCAAGCGAGTTGCTCGCAACAATCAAGTGACTACTGCTGGCAACATGCGATCGTTTATCATTCCTATTGATGAACAGATCCAAGTTGTAGCAGGGACAACAGGATTCGGGATTAGCACTTTTGCTATTAATCCGGGAAATCCTGCTTGTTTTCCTTTTGCTGCGCGAACCGCTCAGAATTATGAGAGGTATGAATTTCAAAGCTTACGCTTTGAATATAAACCTTCCGCAAGTGTTTTTGCAACTGTTGGTGCACAGGGCTTTGTTGGTGTAACCGGGACTATGGATGCTTTACAAGCAACCCCGAGTTCTCAACAGCAAGCCGAAATTATGCATCATTCACCTATTGTGGAAACCGCGAGACCAACTGGTTTGACTCTTCCGAAGTCTTTTTTGGAAACGAAGTCAGCGCGCGAATGTTTTTTCGTGCGACCAAACGGGAGTATTCCCGGTGGTGCCGATCCACATCTTTATGATTGTGGTCAAGTCTTTTTCTGGACGAATGGACAAGCGAACACCAATCAAATTGGTGAGTTCAGGGTGATTGGTAGCTGTAAGCTTATCAATCCCGTTCTCGAAACTTCGTCTAATCCTGCCCCTCAATACCAGGTTGCTTCGTTTTCTCAAGCTAACAATGTGACTAATTTAACTTCTGGGAATTCGTTTACCTTACCGCTCGCTACTGCTGGAGCTGCTGGGGTTACAATACCTAACACATCTGGAAGTTTTGTTCCGCCTGTGGGGAGTTATATGGTGTCTGCGTTAGTTAACGTTGCTACAACTGGAAATTCAACTGCTTACATTGCTAACCTTGAGAAGAATGCGGGTGGAGCTTTGCCTGGATCTCTTAGTGTTCAAAACACTTTTCCTTCTGGCGCCTACCCTCTTCAGACTCTTGTGATACCGCCAACTTTTGTTTCTTGTAATGGAACAGACGCGATCACATTGGTTACCAATGTTACTTTTTCTACTGGAGCTGCTACAGCCGGTGGATATGTGACTTTTGAAACTGTCTAAGTACCGCTGATCATGGTGGGAAAAGACGTGCTAAGCACACGTTAAAATGCTAGATTATATACCTTCGATGGAAGGAGTTTATTCAAACTTCTGTTGATGTGTGGAATTCGTTTGGACTCAAATTGAGTT